GGAACTAGTTGGCTGAAGTAAATCTGCGCGGCGATGTACTCCGGGCTATTGACGGTGAACCCGTCGGCAAGCATCGCAGCGAGGGCGTTGGAAGAGTAGACACGGGCACGTTCCGACGCGGGGATTACGGCGCTGGGGCCGATGATGCAGCCGACGTTGAACGTGGGAATGGCGGGCGCTTGCGGCTGCACCAGCACGACTACGTCAACGATGTCCTGAAGCGGGAATGCGATGGTGCTCATGTTGTTTCTCTCCTCTTAAAGTTTGGTGCTCGTGAACGTAGCGATAGCGCCTCCGGTAGTGATAAACCCGGTCAACCCTGAGGGCAGTTCGGAGTCCTCAGCCTCGATGACCGGAACCCCGTTAATCGAAACCGTCAATTTTGAGCCGACCGCCTCGAACTTAAAATCAACATTCGGCGTGAATGCGAAGTCGTCAATCTGTCCCAGCAATGCGCCGCCGCCAGGAACAACTTTTTCCAACTGCACGGAAGGGTGGTTAGCGGAAATGAACGCGAGATAGTAAGAACCGAGCGCCACTGGAGCTCCACTTAACCTCAACAACAAGCCTATCGAATTATTGTTTGTCTGCGAAACGTCGAACAGCGGAACTGTAACTTCTACGCTGGAAATGAATTGCGGTCTACTGTCTAAAATAGCTGGATTAGACTGACAAAGCCCCAGCGGACAGCTTACCCCGCTCGCGTCGAAGACGAACGGCCCGCTACCGTACAAGTAGCTATTACCGAGCGCCATGCGCGGAGGCAGGAAATTGTCAGTAAACATGCCGCCGATTGTAACGTCTGTCTGAACCCCGTCCGCATTCTCCACAATTATCTCCGACGACGCGATGGCGTCCACAATCTCCAATTCCGAAACCCGCTCGTTAAACCGCACTTCCCAGTCCACCCGCTCCCACCACTGCCCACCGTCTTTAGGCTCCGGCACCCGACGAGGAGCCACTCGGTCAGGCACTAGATAAAGACCGAGATTCAACACGGCGGCGAGGTCGTGCTGCCGCTGCGACATCAAGCCCGAGCGTATCTTCCGCATCGCGTCGAACGAGTTCGGGCCGTACGCGCACCAGTACACCTGCCAGACACGAATATAAGTCGTGACTTGTCCGACCGAAACGGCGTCGTTCTGCAAGTTCTTCACGTCAATCTGCCGATTAATCGGGTCGTCGACTTCCGTGGCCCGTAGATAAACTACATCATCATTAATTGCCTGTGCGGGTTGCCCCTGCTGCTGCCACCCCACACGCACTTTATCCAATGAGCCGCCCGTGGGCGCGGTGGGCACGGGTAGCCCCAGCAGTTGGATCGTAAGCGCCTGCATGGCGTTCTCCACTTCTTTCGGTACCAACGGCGGCGGGTACTGCGCGGCAGATACGGTCATGCACCCAACATCCTTCCCGCAATCGCCCAACAATAGCCTCGCGTACGGTAGGGGTAAACAGTCAGCACGCGGTAGTTCTGCCCGCGCCAGACTATGATGTCGCTCGTGCCAGGTTTCGCCGTCTCGTCCGGCCCGCTGGCCCCAATACGAGTACCGAAAAGCGGCGTGCGCGTGTTGATCACAATGGCTCCGTGCACCTGGTCCGCCTCCGGCAACGTCTCCAACTGCTTTGGGCTTGCTATGCTAATGACGCCACGCGCCGTTATGTTCATGCGCTTCGTCTCCTGCCATCCCCCTGCGCCCCAAGCCCCTTCCAGGCGCACCACGGTGAACTTTTCCGCCATGTTCGTATCCGCGAGCGCGAGTGAAAGGTCCACTACTTCTTTTTATCCGTTACAACGTAGTTAACCGCTTGTCTCATTTGGCCCGTGTCAATTAGCGGGCGCACGCTAGTAGAAGTCCTGCCCCGGTGCTTCCGGTTGCGAGCGCGGATCGTGGCGGGTTTCAGCGGCGTGAACGGGCCGTCGCTGATCTTCTTGCGTATTGACTTCTGCGCAATCAGGCCTGCCGCGTTCAGCGCCTGCTCGACGCCGTTCCTGTTCCCGTCCAGCGCCATGCGAGCGCCCTGCCCAAGCCGAGCCACTATTTCCTCCTGCCCGAGCTTGATACCCGGGTGCACGAACTCGCGCTGAGGGATTCCCCGCGCAGGACTACCTTTGTCGTGGATGTACGCGAGCGTGGCATTGTTAACTCCAGTCTCCTTGCGCCCCGCCGTCGACTCCGGGAAGCCCGCGAGCACTTCCCGCGCCGTCAGCAGCTTTACCGTACTGCCAATCTTCTTGGAGTTGTCGAACGACTTCAATTTAATCCCGATCGCCAAGCACTATCCCCTCGGAAGCAGGTTGACGATCTTGCCGAATTGCAGGAGAAACGCCAACAGCCCGGTCCAAAACATAAGCCTGCCGATTTCGGCCCAACGCGTCGGCGCGGGCGTGTGCCAACCGTACACGATTAGGCCAATGATGCAGATTAACAGGGAAAGGTAGATTTGAATCGTCATTGAAATTCTCCTTTTATTCTCCGAACGTGAACGGGCCGCTCCAGCCTCCACCGCCCGTAGGATTGCAGCCCGGCGTGTTTACTTGCAGCGGACCCGCGCCCATCATCCTCGCTAGGCGGATGAACCGACTCCCCCATGAAGTGTAGTTCCAGTGCCCGGCGTCCAATTCGATCGTGGCCTGCGGCGAGTAGGAAATAGCCACGTCGCCCGCCGACTTCCCGGCCACGACGCCCGTGGCCACGCCCGGCACTCCGGCCATGTCCATGTCCCGGGCGGCGAGGATGTCGAGAGTGACATGGTGCAAGGTAAACATCTCCAACCCGAGATTGTAAACGACCGTGTTCGGGTCGCCGTCCGCCGTCCAGCGCTGCGCGTTCAGCATCGCAAAAGCGACCGTGGCCCAGAACAGTATCGAGTTCGGGTCCACCGAGACCAAGTCCGTATCCGTCTCCGTAGAGGTATCAAAGACGGGGAAGTCTGCCAGGATTGCCGTAACTAGCTGCGCGGGAGTGGTGATGGCTGACACTAATTACCTTTTCGGCACATCGTGCGTCTGGTCCCCGCCCTCGGCGGAGGACTCACCCCAACTCGGGGCCCAGTACTTCTTGTTGTTGGCGTTGATCTCCGCCGGGGTCATCACCGTCGTGGCGTGCGCGAGCGGCTCGGCATCGAGGACGCGAGTGTCTTCCTCGTCGTAAACTTCATCCTTGTTCGACTTCCCCGCCTTCTCCAGCGCGATGGCGACGGCCTGCTTCTGCGGCTTCCCCGCCGCCATCTCGGTCGCGATGTTCTTCGAGACCGCCTTACGGCTACTTCCCGTTTCGAGTGGCATTTTTAAGCTCCTTCGGTTTACGTCGGGCGGTGCAATCCGCCCGATTCTTACGCCGCCTTCGCTTCCTTCTTTGCTAACGCGAGCAAATCGTCCTTTGTCGCCTTGGACGAAGGCTCAACACCGTGATCTTGCAAGAACACGAATAACTCCGCTTTTGTCATTTGCTGCAATGACTTTTTACCTTCTTTTTCAATTTCCTCATCATCATCATCATCTGCCTTTGCACTACCCTGCTCCGGCTGCTGCCACTCCGCCGCGTCGGCGAAGAACGCGGCCCGCTCACGCACCGTCATGCGGTCTACGAACCTCTGTGTCCCCTCGATGCCGTCCTTCGCCGCGTAGCCCCGGCTGGCGAGAAAGGCAACGTGGTGGTCGGTGACGATCTGCGGGATTGCGGCCTCAGGCTCGTAGCGCTTCACGTTGTTCGCGCGCAGGAACCAGTGGTCAGCGATGTCTTCGGGCACTTCCTGCGTGCCCTCGCGGAATTGGATGCGCTTCTGATTGTCTAGCAAAAGGACCACGGGACGCGGAAAAATCATCGTCACCGTGGTCCCCGGATTCTCGCGCAGGTAGTCGGAGACGGCTTTTGTCTCCGCTGCCTGGCGACCGAATGCGATTGGTTCTTTTTGTGCTGGCATATTTTCCTTTCGACGGAACCGCCCTCGCTACCGAGAGCGGCTCGACGCGGTTATCGGGTTTTAGCGGTCCTCCCCGGAATTAGTTCTTAGTTTCGTTGCCGAAACTTACAGCCCGTCGCGGTAGGCGATGCACGAAGGGTAGACCACTTCCACAACACCGAGTCGGCAGAAATAAGTCGTCTTGTGATAGATCGACTCATACTGGATTGGTGTACGCTGAAGGAGCGTCATCGGATAACGCACCCGCTGCTTGTCCTTCGTGTAGCACATCATGCGGTCGTGCGTACCCTCTGTGCCAATCGTACCGCCTGCGCCCGTTCCAATGCACCACTTCAGCGGATAAATGTCCAACTTGCCGCGACCGGAGGTCGTGAGCAGGTTGTTTTCCTGGATGTACTTAAGTACAGAAACGTTGCCGGCGGTGGAGACCTTCTGCGTGCTGATTTGCCCGAACTGCACGGGCGGAAGCAGAAAGCGAGAAGGCACGATCGCCCACGCCGACGCAGCCCAGGCACTGGTGATAATCTCGTTGCAGTCCAGGAGAATCTCGTCCGGCGTTTTGTTGGCCCACAATGGTGACCCGCCGCCACCGTTGGCGACGTTCGTACTGTTAGTTACGAGCGTGTTGTTTAGCAGTCCCAAAGCGCCAGTGGTGGTGTCACCGATATAGACCTGCTCGTCGATGTCCATCTGGTGCTTTAGTTGCAACCCCTCGTACTTCTGCTGGTCGATGGGGCGGCCCAGCCGCGCGGCACTTTCCAGTTCAGGAATGGTGTACTTAATCTCCATACCCCAAAGCTGCAACGGGTTCGGAATTTTAGCGATGTCGACGCCGATTCCGGTAACCTGGTCCGTTGTCTTACCGATCCAAGCCTTCCCGTTTCCGATGCCGTTACCGCCCATGCTCCCCGAAGCTGCGTAAGTGGACAGCGTGAAACTACTGACCTCATCAGCGATGGTGACGTCTTCCCGCAAGTCGATGTCCCGGCCCCAAGTCACTGCCGCTAGCGGCTCATGCAGCGTAAGGTCCAACCGCTCCAGTTCGCCCACCAGGAACGCGCCCGTACTGTCCACGGTGCGCCCGTCGTGCGTCTGGAACCGACCCGGAAGCGGTACGCCCATAGCGTTCCCCGCCCCGTCGTGCGTACGCATTGTGTTCGCGTACGTTAACATTTCATCCATCGTCCTGCGACGACCGACAAACCGCCCCGGCGCTCCGTGACCCACGAAGTATTCGGGGTTGCTCTGCATAGTTTGCAACATGGTAAAATTCTCCTTTACTTGATTTTTATTGCACCCGCAATCCCCCACTACCGGATGCAAAGTTCAGTGATACCGTTGGCGTCCTGCACGGCACGGTAGGTAAACCGCCCGTCCAAGGCCATCGTGTTACCGCCCGAGGCCGCAGTCTCAAAGCCGCCCTGGACGTGGTTGCCGGAGCTGGCCGCGCACCAAATGAACACCGCTCCGCCGCGAACCGCGCCCGTGATCGCGCCGTTGCCGAGGACTACGTTGATATAGCCCCAACGCATAACGTCTTGCACGATGGTCTTATTCGGACCACCTGAGTTAAACGTCGCCGGGGCGAAGTCCGTCGAAGCCTGCGCCTGCTGCGTCGGGTAAGGACGCACGATGACGCCTTCAATGGAGGTTAGCGCCGTGTCGCCTGCCAACAGCTTGCGGGGATTATGACTGGTGCCGTCGAGGACGACGGGCTGGCCGAAGAAGGTTGGCGGGTTGGTGGCGTCGAGCTGCATCGGTTCGATGGAAACCGGATGCGTACGGTTGACATCGCCCGGGAATCCCGCGCCCATGCGAAACGCGAACGTCGCGTCCCTGGTCCTCATACGGCCTACGTACAGGCCGCTCTCCGTACGACGGCTGAAGAAATACTTTTTGAAGAAGTTCATTGCGAATTCTCCTGTCCTTTCGAGATTTTTTAATCGTTGTAGTGCCTACCGCCGAGAGTTCGTACGTCGCCGCCTATTACGACTTGTAGCGTTCGGCGTTCGCCTTGTTCAATTCGGCGATGCTCTTAATCTTGCCGGTTACGCCGAGCCCCGCGCTCGTACGAATCGTGCCCGGGGGAAGCGCAGAGTCGCCCGTGCTGGCGCGAACCGTGCCGTTGTTACGATTTTTGGCGAAGGTACCGACAGCTTGAAACAAAGTCCGAACCTCCCCGCACTTCCGCGTTTTCAGGTCATGCCCGTTCAGCAACTCGTCGCGGAACGTCAAGTTGTCGCCCGTCGCCGAATCCAACACACGGCGGCGGAAGGCGCAAATGGCGTCCACGGTCTTGCCGGGCTTCGCCTTGGCGTCGAAGGTCGGTACGCCGATGCCCGGAACGATGATCTCGCCCAGGGCCAGCGCGGCCTGAAAGCTGTCGGCGAAGGGCTTCGAGTCCTTCAGGCCCTTAAACGCAGCGTCGTTGGTTCCGGGCGGCGCTTCGGCCTCGAACTCGATCTCCTCGTCCTTCGTCTTCTTGTCGTCATCCTCCTCGTCCTCTTCCTCCTCCTCGCGGGAAGCATCGTAGGACCTCTTCATTTCCTTGACGTCCTTGGACACGCTGTCGATGGCGTCCTCGACCTTGTTGAAGCGAGCATCTATGGCCGCATCTCGAGTTTTCTTCTTATCGTCCTCTTCCTCTTCCTCTTCAGATTCGGCATCGCGGGTGCGGCCCGCAGAATGGACGTGGACGTGCGTGGCGGTTGCGCCGTTCTCCGGCAATTCGTCGAGAACGGCAGTCATGGCACCTTCATCCTTCTTCTTAAAGGCGTCCAAGATTCTGTCTTTCAGGCTTTTCATTTCTGGCTCCTTTACAGTTTGTCGGTCTCCAATTGCACAGCGCGGCCCGCAACGGCCACTTTCCACGAGAGCTACATGATTACCAATAATGTTTACTTGGCGACCCCTGCCGGGTTCGGTCTCTATGTAGTCCGCATCATAACCGCAACTAACTTCGCGTTTACCTCCTAAAATTCTCTGGATCGTCTGTGCGTCCTTGACGATGATGTCGGCGAACAAGACGTCGTCCGCAGCACCCGAACCACGACGCGGGTGCAGCACCTGCCCTTTTTCCAGATTGAACCAGTTCGTAGGATTCACATCCTCGTACGGGTGTTCATCCACGAAAGACTTGCCATTAAAGGAGGCAATTGTCTCCGCTCGAAAAACCTCTTCCGGGTTGCGATCGATTCGCGAAATCCCGTCCGGTCCCGCCGATACAGGCGTCTCGTTAGGTCCATAAATCTGCGTCCCCGTGCGAGCAATGGGGACGTCTTCAATCAATAAGTAGCCTTCCGGCGTACGCGATTGCTTCGGCCCAAGCTGCTCAGTGGTGTAAAAACGCATTAGTGAATACCTATGTTCTGCGGGACGAACTGGTAGGCTCCTATGTCCCACGTCGCCCCGCGAGCGTTCCCCGCCATGTCGATGTTGTAGGGCGAGCCGAGGTTCGCGCCCGCGTGCACGGTGGGCGAATTGACCGTCGGGCGGAAGTCCATCTCCGCGCCCGTAGCCAGGGCGGGGCAGGTGTAGAAGCTGCCGGGCACGAAGCTACCCGTGTATCCAACACCGACGGGCGGTGTGATGGGCAATTGGTTACAGGCCAACAACAAATTCATAAGCTGCGTGTTCGATTTAAACGTCGCCCCAGCGGAGAGCATTACCTTCAGTTCGTTCTGCACTTGGTCCGGGGGAAGCTCGTACAGGTGCATAAAGAAGCCCATCGGGTTACCCCACGCCGCGTCCTTCCACAAATAGTTCAACATATAGCGGCGCATCGCGTCGTAGGAGAGATTCTGCAAATTAGGCACGGTGCCCTGGCTGGTCATGTCGAATACGTTGTACCCGTTGGCCAGCGTGGTTGTGTTGCCGCAGCAGGGCTTGGATGAGCCCGTGCCGCGAATGCCCTTATAGCCGAGCCCCGCCAGGATCACCTGCGTCTGCGGGTCGGAGAACATGAACGGCATTACCGCTACGCGGTTCACTGGAAGCCCGGTAAAGTTCGCGTTCAGCCATTTCTGCGCCTGGTCGAACTCCACCAGTTCAAAGTTGTGCTCGTCGTATAGAACCGAGTACGGGGCGCCCCAAATATCCTGGTTAGATACATCCGCCAGCGAGAACATGCGCGACGCGCCCTTCACGGCGGAATTCTGATAGGCCACCAGACCCAAAGTAAAGCAATTGCCGCGCCCCAACAGCGCCGAGATAGCGTTGGATACCGTGTCGATCTGCGTCAGTCCCGGTACGCCGCCCGGATCGACGGGCTTCAGGTTCCAGCTAACGTCGCACGCCGCGTCGTCGGGGAAAGTAGAAATGGTAAGCGTGCCGCCGCCCACGCCGTCATGAGTAACCGTCAGATGCGCCTGCGTCGCGACAGTGCCCGAATATTGAATCTTGAACACGTCGCAAGGCACCCCTCCCGGGTTGTCACTACACGCGCCCGAAGCGCCCCCGGTAAACGCGGGCGGTGCTGTATACCCATGTGAATTGGAGTGCGAGTTGGGATCGGCGGAACCCGCGTTAATCCAGCCTTGTACTACGGGAATCGCTGCTGGGGAGTACGTCTGCCCGGTTACCACAGCAACGGACGGCGTAATGCCTATGGCGTTAATTAGCGGCAGCAGCGTCCCCAGGTATTCGCACGAATATTGCACCAGACCGCAATCGTCGAAGGTCCAGGTGACCAGCGCGGGCCAGCGCTTCCAGTTCATTATCCATGGCGGCGTTAGAGCGACAACGTCGTGTGCAGCTGCGACAGGTACGGTAGCGCCCGCTCCGGCCCCGAAGTCCGTTTCCAGCGATATACCCAGATTATTTCCGTAGAAGTGGCAGTAGTCGTGCGTCAGCACGCCTGCGCCCGTAACGTTAGAAACCAATCCGAAAAGCCGGTTCCCGTAGGCCCGGCAATTCTGAAGATCAAACAGGCACCCATTACATCCCGTAACGGCCCCGAACTCGAAGCCGTCGTAGTTCATGTCAGCGTCGACGTTCCAAAGGTGGATGTCCGTGGCAGCGGTGAGGTTGGCCCAGAAGCCCAGCTGCGAGTACTGCGCCCCGAAAATAGTCTCGCCGTTCTCCACCATCGAATTGGCCGCGCCGTTCGCGATCCAGATGTGGTCGGAAGCGTCGCTGATCGTCAGGCCCAGGGAGTCGTACCAGTCCAGCTGGAAGTGCTGCACTTGTAGCCACTGCGCGTTCTTAATGCTGATCAGTGTCGAGCCGCCATTCGTCGGCGTCTGCTCGCCCGAAATCGCTATTGGAACCACGGCCCCATAGGCCGTCGCCGGATTGCCACCCGAAGAATAGACGGTTAAAGTCTGCGTGCAGCCGTGGGCGCAGGTGCAGATGCCGGTAACCAGGTCGCAGTCGAGCGGGTTGAAGCCGGGGTCGAAGTTCCAGTCGTAATTCTGCGCGGGCGTAGTGCCGACGCCACGGTTGGAGCCGAAGACCTTCGCGAACCGGACCTTGTTCAGCACCTGTAGCGGCTGGTCCAGGCAGGCGTTGAACAGCGAGCCGTAGCACTTTACACAATTCGCGAGCGCCCCGCAGTGCGTCGTACCGTCGGGGTTCACCGCGTACAGCACAGTTTGCCAAAGGTTGCCCGACGAGTTC